CGTAACTACAGGCTCCACCGGCACAAACATGTCAATGTTTGCAGCAGTGGGGTATATCTCTCGTAATTGAGAGACGTCTGCAGGAGCCACTCGTTCTAGAAAGCCGTGTGCCAATAAGGCTATCGGTCTTTCTTGATAAGATGCTACTCGTAGCATCTCCGAATAACCCGGGACTCTGGCTCGGTAAGAGCGAGAGCGGACGCACCAAGTATACATCTCCCTCCTCTGATAGTCGTTCTTCGCACGAGGCGAAGAGGACCTTTTCAGAAAAGGGCGATTGTGTATTTTAACTTGATCCGCCGTTTTACGGGGGTCAACCCAGCTGACGTAAGAGGCTTCCTCACTTTCAGAGTAAGGAAACCGCCTTACCTTCGATACGAGATCGAAGATGTAGTCAGCAAGGTTAAACATACCCTTGCGGCATGCTGCATTGTGAAGCGCAACATGTTCAACAAGGGACTTACCACGTCGATGATTCCATACGCACCTCACTCGGAGGGGTGTGACATCGACGCCTTTATAGGCGTCGCACCCACAGGACTCTCTAAAGAATCCTGCCGTACAACACTTCTTCTCGTTAAACTTCAAGTGAAACAAGGGAAGTGTTCGTAGTATCGACTCATGGTCTTCGAGTCGTACTATGAGATCATCGCCAAAAACATGGACTCTTTTCGACGCCTGAAAAACGTCAAGAGACCCATGTTGATGGATGATGGCTGCAACAGAGAGAGCCCAGAATACGAGACTCTCCACAGGGAAGCATAAACTGCTGCCCATAGGAGCGAACTTTCGCATCTGGAACACCTCTCCCGACGGGAGGCGAGTAGCACTAGTTCGACATGCCATAAGGCATTCAAACCAGTGATCCGGGAACAGTCGCTTGACTAAGGCGACCGAAACCCGATCACTCGCATCCTTCATATCTAGGGTAACCCACGGGGCACCCGCGGACGCTTCAAGGGCAAGCCTCTGATTCTTGGTCTGATCGTTAAAAACGACCATTCCGCGAGTTAGAGGCGAGTCGACGATAGCTCTTTCGAGCACTCGCCGCAAACCTTGCTGTATCCACTGGTACTCAACAGGCTCCTTCGATATTAACCGAGGTCCTCTCGAATCTTTAGGAACAAGGACGACTTTCGCCGTTCCCTCCTCCCGAGATTCGAGAGCCTGCAATCTCCAGTCAAGCATGTGACATATGTGAGACACATTGTAACAGAAATATTCCCCGAAAGGATATATTCTGTCAATGCCCGAATAAATCCTGTTAAACACAGGCTTCTGTTCGGGTGACTCTCCATCAGCCACTGCTCCTGGACCATGCCTAGGAGAGTTATACACTCCCCTTGGGTCCATCCCTCCCACCACGCGGCAGACAAGCCGCCTAGCGGTGGTAAGAATAGATCCGGCAGGGATAGATCGAAGAGTTCCGATTGCTGCTCGAGGTGCTGGTCTAGCTCCCCGAACGCATTCGGATTCTCCACGTTGGTTGCCCAACGAAGGAATGACAGCAGTGCCGTTGAAGGCACCATTGTCCCCACATGCATCTGAGGTGAAACCGGGTCTTTGCAGACCTGATTCCCCAGATGCAATAGGGTACTCAAACACTCGTCCGGAAGTAACTCCTCCAGCTGAATGTTCGGGTAGATCCTGATCTGTATTGCAGAACGATTAGATTGTGATAACATTTTGTTTCTCGGTAGTCGGCACTTCAAGCTTG